ACATAAAGGTTGCCTCAATCAAAGACATGTATCTCTCCCTGCGTAATGGTAGCGCCCCACCCGCTAGGCCATACGCCTCTCACTTCACGTTGTTACTCTCTCAGCGTCAGAAGTGGTTGGTCGCCCAAAAGAAAGCAAAGATGGATTGGACACCCATCTTCGCAAGGAAGAGTGTGCAGGTTACTGCTGTCGACATAGAGTCACACAGTATCCTGCGTGCGGCACAGGTCTACCTCGCGGTGCGCGAGGCGTTGGTTGTGGGTTGTGGCTACAAAGAGGTCCCAATAGAGGAAGATCCAATGTTCGTTCAGAATATTGATTATCTCTCCTGTCTCGACCTCATTGACTGTTTATTACCTTATATTAAGGAACAAACAGCTCTCTGTAGTGCGCTCGGTCTAGGTCAGACCGAAACCAATATCGTGAGCGTAACTAAACTCCAAGAGAAGATTCTCCAGGGGTTTTCGGCGAGTTTTAAGGATCAATCCCTCTTTAAAGAGTCGGACTATCCGTTGAAATTCCCGAAGCCAGGGGCCATCCTTTACGGGTGGCTTGGCAAGTTATGCAAGGCGATTATGGCGAAAACCCAAAGTCGACGTAATCCAGGTTTAGCAGGTCAGCGGAGGCTCTTTAGAGCTCAAAACATCCTCTTTGTCAAGAGGGGGTGTCCTCCGGCTGAGGCCTGGATTGTAGCAAAGACAGTCTCAGATCATGAGACCGTCTTGGGGGACCGGACCTCGCATCCCGATACTGTGCTTGGCCCCGAAGAAGAGTCAGCGGAGACGATACGTCAACACGTCTCGGACGCACTAACAATACTTGTTAGACGGATCTTCAGAGGGAAAGTGTTCGAACCGAAGTTCCGGTTTCCGAGCCTAAGGGCCTCGATCGAACGTGGGCGGGCAGAAGGGGGCGCGCTGGGTCATATCGCGGCTAGGACCCAAGTCCCTTCTGTCGAGAAGCAGAGCCGCCGCTCTATGGGAACCTACCTTGACCGAATGGTAGAGGTTCGCCCAGGGGTCGTCGTTGAGGTGCTTGGTCGCAACTCAGTCCAAGACGGGATAGACGACTCCATTCTTCGTACAGTCCACAGCGCTGCTCTGTGGCTTTCTCCTGGGGAACGAACCCAGGGGGTCCCTATTCTTCCTGAGGCCATCTGTGAACCATGTAAGATTCGCATGATTACTCTTGGTCCGTCCGATCTGTATCAGCTGGCTCGCTCTATACAGCTATTCCTCTGGCAAACGATAGGTCGCTTCTGTTACTACAGTAAAGAAGTCCCCTGCCCACAAACAGGCTTCCGCCCGTTCATGTGGACAACTAAGCCTATCTCAGAGGATGATTGGATGGACCAGTTCGACCCCGAATCAGTGGTCGACTGGTTGGAAGAAAACATCGAAGGTAGCCTAGTCAGTGGTGACTATAAGGGAGCAACAG